GAAATCCCGGATCGGAGCCCAGTCATCGTTGATCGATACGCCGAGCGCCTGGCGTCTGACGCCGAGAAACTTTTTTCTGACACGGCCATTGAGGAACTGCTGCGTGATTTTGGGCGAGATCACGCGGATCGGCGTCTCTGCCACGGTTGGGATTGTCTCAGCGGTCCCAAGGAGGAGATTTCCAAGAGCCGGCACCGTTGGTTCGCCCGCATCGAGAGTCTGACCGGCCGGTATGAGCAGCCGGAACCATCTCGGCGTAAACGCGCCAAGGCTGAACCAGCCTTTCCGATTCTTGATTTTATCGAGACCCAGGTTTGCCAGGATATCCACGGTCGGGGAAGACCACTCGTTCGTCGCGTTGCCCTGGAGCCGGCTCATCGGGAAGTTCGCGTTATTGAGGAAAGCCGTATCAATGGCCGGTGCGCCCGCACCGCGATCGACGGCGATCCAGACATCGCCCGTATAGGCGTCAGCCCACCAGCGCAGATACGGCTCGTCGACTGCCTGCAGATTCGTGAGCGGAAACTCAGCATTGGAGCCTGACGCGGCGATGACGGTGAGGGAATCATATTCTTTCAGCAGCTTCATATGCTCACCTCACTTCAGCCGAGGCAGCTGAGCCGCCTCGAAGCCTTTTCTGATGATCGCAGCCGTATCAGGATCGCGGCCTTCGATGATCGAGAGCCATTCCTGGAGCCGCGCCTGACCGTCAGGGTTGTCCGTGAAGGCGATCAACACTTCCTTGCCGCCCTGGTCGCGGATCTCGCCGACCGTTGTGAAGATCGATGAGATCAGATCGTCGGCTCGCTTTTCCTTCTTCTGCCGTTCGAGCTGCTCGATCTGCTGATCGATCTGGAGCGACTGGAGTCTGGAATTGAGCAATGCCGTCTGAGAATCCTGAAGCCGTTCGAACGCGGCCGTCTGCTCCTCGATCGAGAGAGTCTCGTTGTTTGCCTCTTCTTCGGCGTCCTTCCAGATTTTCTCGTAGGCTTCGATGGCTTTTGACATGCCGGATTGCCGACTCTTGAGCACCTCAGCGAGCTTCGCCGGATCATCGCCGGCCAGGAGCTGCTGTTTCTGCAGCTCGAACTCGGCAAGACCGCTTTGCTTGATGCCGGGCAGCATCAGGCTGATCATGTCTCTATTGTTGCCCAGGGCCTGATCGCCGTTCGCCATGCGGAGCATGGCTTGAGCGCCGAGTGTGTCCGCTGCAAGCGGATTGTTGAAAATGTAGCTTGCAGCATTGTTTCGCGCGGTTCCAGTCGCCGTATTCAACCCTGATCTTGCCTGCATCTGCTGTGTCAGGAGATCGGCGCGTTCCGCCTCGGTGACTGTGACCTTTCCGCTGCCAATCCTGGTTACGAGTGAGTTGATGTCATCCAGGGCAATTTTCAGCGATTCGATCTCGCTGTATTGCCCGAGCTGCGTGATCTGAAATTGACGCCAGGCCTGCTCTCCTTCAACCTTTTTCTGGAGATCCTTGATCGCATCAATGCTTGCCTGTGCGGCAGCGGTGCCTTCGAGCAGATAGGTGGTGGTTTTTTTCGAAGTGATCCCGTTGCCCGATTTCGTTTTGCGCACCCAGGTGTTGTTGAACGTCGCATCTTCCAGAAGCTGCCGGGTTTCGTCCGTGATGCCGGTGTTCTTCAAAAGCTCATCGCGGAGGGTTTTCGCCTGACCGACCTGGCTGTTCAGATCGGCACTGGTGTCGAAGCTCTCCTGGCCATGCACGACGCTGCCGCCGAACAGGCCGCCGGAACCGAAAAGGCGGTTGACGGCGAAACCGGCGACTGCGCCGGTGAGGAGGTTCGAGCCGATATTGCCCCACAACAGGTTCCCGTTCTTCGCCATCGGCTTGAGCAGCGTGCCGAGGAGGCCGTTGCCCGCAGAACTCGCGGAAGATGTGGAGTTACCGCTCATCTATTTCTGGACCGCGTTGACAGGGTTGAGGATGTCGGTGATTCCGAAGCTTTTGTTGGTGCTGACCAGGTTGTTTTGCCCGCTCAGATACCCGAGGATGTTGCCGCCACCGCCGCTGAAAATGGCCTGCGTGAGGCCGTATGACATAGCCGAGGAAAGCTGTCGCAGCATGTTCTCGCCGAAGCCCTTGGCGAACTTCTCCGCCGCGTTTCCGCCGCGCGTGAATCCATCGGCCAGCCCGGCCTCCGTTGCGTCGGCCAGGCTGAGCGTCATGCGGCGATCGAATTCTTCGCTTCGCTGCTTGGCTTTTTCGAAGGCTTCGTCGAACGCCTTGTTCGCGTCGTCCTTCTTCCACTGCGGCATCTGCGACTTCACTTTGTTCGCAGCGCCCTTCATAGCCTCGTAGCCCACCGTGATCGCGCCGAGGCCGCTCGCATAGGCGTTCACCGACTCAATGGCCTTCTCGGAGATCGACGGCACCGACCAGTCGCTCATACGCTGCATGTAGTCGGCCGCCGTTTCGAGCGTCGGGAGCAGCTTTGCAGCAGCCGTGTCGGCGAGGTCGCGGACCCACTTGAGCGGATCGGCCGCCGCCGACGAGGCCATCTTCGCGAGAGCGGCATCGGATGCGGAAAGGGTGTTGACGAAGAGGCCAGCTGCGCGCGTGGCCTCGTTCAGGATGGGAATGACCGCCTCAAGGGCTTTCGGCTTGCCAACATCAGTCAGGACGGCAGAACCGTTCTTGACGTAGCCCTGGTTCGCTTCCAGACCCGAAATGAAGGACTTGGTGGTTGCCTTCGAGTAGGCTTCAAACTGTTCTTTGCTCTCACGCGCCTGCTCTTTGATTTTCTGGGCAGCTTCTCGTTGTTGGGCTTTGGCCTTGTTCGCCTCTTCTTTCGCCTTCTTTTCGTAGTCCTTGAGGAAATCGGTATTGGCTCCGCCCCAAAGAGCATCTATTTCGGCTTCCCTGCTTTTTTTCTGGTCGGCATGTATCTGTACAAGGCGATTTTTGTTGAAGGCCGCCATGTCTCGATCAGCTTTGTTGATCAACCCCTGAAGAACTTTATTTTGATCTTGCAGCTTGGAAGCGGCCTCTTGCATATAGCTGCCACTATAACGGCCGATCTCAGAAATTTTCTTGTTGTTGTTTTCAAAAGTTTTTTGATAGAAGTCCTTTTCATACTTTGCTCTATCATAAGGATCTGTGTATTTATTCAGATCCGGTGCAAGAGCCCATTCTTTACCATTTGTTCCTTCATAAGCCCGGCCTGCGGCCTGCCAAACAGAGTTATACATATACACGAGGGCTTCGGCTGTCGGAATGAGATCCGTCCGCATGAAGTCCACGACGCTCGTGATCGTCGGCAGGAGCTCTTCCCCGAAGGAGTCTTTGAGGTTCTGGACCGAGGCGGCCGCACGGCGATAGCTGTCCGCTGCTGAATCAGCAACGCCGCCCATGTCCTGAATTTGCTTCATGCCATCGGCGAGGGTGGCGTTGAGAATGGCTTGCACACCATCAGCCGATTTGATGCCGCCTTCCATGTCTTTAAGAGCCTGCGGAATCTGAATGCCCAGGTTGTCGAGAATCATTGGAGATCCGCGACCGATGCCGGTTACGATGTCTTCGAATGCCTGCGAGGTGTCCATGCCGAACAGGCGGGCCTTGTTGCGAGCGACGAGAAGAAGATTTGACATCTCGTCGGCGTCTTTTGTAACGCCGAGCGACATGGCTTTCGATGCGGTCTTGACGAGCTCGACATCCGAGATGGTCCCATTTGATGCTACCCGGAGTTTGTTCAGCATCGTCTCGGCCGATACGCCGACCGTTCGGGTATACGATTCGAACGACTGTTTCGCCTCGGCCGCCATTGCTGCCTGGCGCGTGAAATCCAGGGCGGTCCCCATCGCGCCGCCGATCTTGTTGACGACTTCGAGGCCCTGGTTCAGTTCGGTCGAGAACTGACCGAATGTCTTGATGAACCCCTGCACATCGACGCGGCGGTCCAGAAAAGCCTCTTTCATTTTGGCCGTGAGAGGCATCATGGCCGCAGCCATTTGCTGGGCATGCGCCTTGTATGCGGCGCTGAAAGCGTCTATTTTAACTTTCGCATTTTGGGTTTCCTGGGCGGCGTTCCGAATGTTGACCGTGACGTTGTTGATCGTGTTCGACGCTTGGGCCGCCCCCGTGGTGAGACCATTGATGACGGCCGTCGTGCCGGCGACGCTGCTCTTCGCGCCGTCAGCAGTCACTTTCATTTTGTCGATGGCGGCGTTGACGGGGTTCAGACCTTGCACGGCTGCGGTGCCGTCGGTCCGAACTACGATGACGATTTCGTTGTTGTTGCCGCTACCGTTGCTCATCTACGTTTCTTTCCAAATCCGCCGGCGAAGCCGTGAAATCGCTCGTCGATCGAAGGGGTTTCGATGGTGTCTTCCCAGGCCGGCCAGAAATCGGCCAGATCCATGTTCCAGACGGCCCGGGCTTCCAGGTGGAAGGCCCGGGCCACTCTCAGGACACAGCGTCTCAGGAACGCCCCCGGCTTCTCCCGGGAGCCGGCGCTCAGACGACGCCCGGCGCCCGGGCGGGATCGTTTGGGGCGAGGCCCGGATTCAGCATCTCCTGCGACCACATCTCCGCGATGTGGCCCTGATGGTTCATGTCGAGGACCGCGAACTCGTCGCGGGTGACATCGATCCGGTCACACTTCGGATTGCAGGCAATCTCGAGGATGTCGAGCCGATCGAGCGATACCTGCTGGAGGACGCCGACCGTGTTATCAGGCATCTTGCGGACCTTCTGGGCCGCGATGAGATCGAGATACCGGCGATACTGATCGGCCGTCCATTTCAACAGGATCGACTTCTCGCCGATCGTGACGATGATGCGGTTCCCGGGGTAAACCCGGTACGGGAGTTTGTTCTGGTTCAACAGTTCCTGGTCGGTCATGGGATGCTCCTTGTTTTCCGTGCTCAGCGCACGATGATCTCGATGTTGTCGGACTTGCCGGGGACGAAGAGAGCCTGGCCCGACAGCCCGTAGTGCAGAATGTTTTCTTTGTCCTGGAGGGCATTTCCGACCGTGGAGGCCCGGCGCACCCACGCCTGGACGATGTTGCCGTCGACGCTGCCGACCTTGCCGTTGAGCGGCCATTCCGTGCGGTTCCGCAGGTCTGCCCAGAACGGATGCGTCGCTTCCAGTTCCGCCTCGATCGTCGCCGTCCAGCGCGGGTCGCGCTTCCCGTATCGATAGCCCTTGATCCCGTGCGCGCCGTTCATGTCGGGGCGCTTGCCGATCTGATTTCCGCTCGTGAAACCGAGTTCGGGCACCACGGCCCCGGAATACGTGCCGAACAGTACGCCCGCCGACTCGACCGTCACGGGCATCGTCTGGTTGAAGAAGTCGCCGGCCGGCGTTGCAGCATCTGTGATGCCGCCGAACAAGCCACGCAGCGAGAATTTCCCGGAAGCCAGGGCGCCGGCCGCGAAGTTCAGAGCGAAATCGCCGCGCACGGCGAAGGCCTTGAACAGATGTTGCCCGAGGTAGTCATAGATGGTCGCCGACTGCTTGGCATCCGTCGATGCGCGCGATGCGTAGGCCACGCAGGGCGTGTAACAGTAGACATACCAGGCGTCGTTCAGAGCGAGCTCGCCCGAGGCGAACGTAAAGGTCATCGTCGCGCCCTCGTCTCCGAGGTTGATAGGCGTTGCCGTCGTGATCACGTTATCCGTCGAGCTCTGCGTCGAATCGTCCAGGCAGACGATCGAGCATTTCGCCGCGCCCGAAGCCCCGGCCGTCGTCACCGTCACCAGGTAACGCACCGGTCTGGTTCCGGTGAAAGACCCGCCGGAAGCAACTGCAAGCGCGGAAGGTGTGCCGCTGTTTCCGAACGCCTTTTCCGGGCTTCCAATCGTCGCGGCGGCGATGACGCGTTTTGTGTAGCCGCAGATCTCGACCAGCACGCCCCAATCGGGCGCAACGCCGACTACGCCGCTGCCGCGCAGTTCCAGGTTCACTTCGAACCCCAGGAACTCCTGGCCGATCAGGATTTTCGTCGCCGAAATCCCGTTTTCGGCCGCGATGCGCTGGATTTCTTCGAAAGAATAATCCGGCAGGACGTTGCCGCACAGGATCGCATTCGCGGCCGGAGTCGGAACGGCATCCTCGCCTTCGGAGCTTTCCAGCTTCCCCAGCAGGAGTTGATTGATTTCTATATCACTCATGATATTACCTCGCTCAATTTGTGCCGGGAACCGGCAGATATGCTTTGGCCGTCAGGCCGAGCGTGTAGGCGATGACACCGCCCTCGTAATCGACGATCTGGATGCCCGTGCATTCAAAGCGGCTCATTCCTACCAGGCTGAAATCCTTGCCGATGACCGCGTCCCGGGCCGCTTCGATCAGAGCGTAGGTGTCCTGGGCCGCCTGGCGCTCGCCGCGCAGATTCTTGCTCAGGATCAGAATCTCGAAATTCCGGTCGTAAACCGGCCTGGGTGATCCCTGGGCGCGCCGGTCGAACAGGAAGTAGATGTAGGCCGCCGGAAAGGCGAGCGGGGCAGGCGCATCGCGACGGCCGATCGACTCGACGATTGCGAACAGCTTCTTGTCATCGACCGTTTTCAGGGCTTCGAGAGCGCCCATCAGGACGTCTTCGCCGTCGGTGATCGTCGCGATTGCCATGATCAGGCCGCTTTCAGCGCCTTCATCCGCTCCGCGTGGCGCTTCTCGATCTCGGCCACAAGCTCGGGAGTCATGCCGCCAGCCGCGTATTTTTCGGTAAGCGTAGTCGCGGCTTCCGGTGCAGCTTTCAGAGCGGTTGCGGCACCGTCCACGAGCGGTTTCAGCTGCTCGCGTGTGGGAATGACAACGGTGGCGGGAATGCGGTTTGCCAGGATGGCGGTGCCGATGGATTTTGTGACCTCGCCCTGGGCGACGTTCGTCGCTTCGATGGCCTTCACCTGGTTCACATACGGCTTCAGTTCGTCAGGGAGCGTCCGCATGATGAGAGCGATCGTTGCGGTTTTCCAGTCGACGCTCTTCATCCAGGCAAGCAACTGCTGTCCCAGACTCAGCGCCTGGGCCGGATTCTTGGCGAGGATATATTTCAAGACCTTGTTCCAGAATTCCGGCAAGCAGACATACTGCTCCGAGAACGTCGCGCCGAGTCTGACCGCGTTCTTGATGAACTCTTCGACGACATGCTGGAAGTCGTCGGGAATATCCACCCCGGTCACCCGTTCGAACGCATAACTGCCGCTGTTCAGGAAAGCGATGATATTGTCACGGGCGATGGGCAGCAGCTCTTTCGCGCGAGCAGCAAGCTTTTTCGCGATCGGCAGGGCCGCAATGCCGGCCAAAAGGAGCAAAATCGAATTCATAATGCCTCCATGAGGTTTTTCCAGGTCAGCGGGAGATACACGCCCCCGCGCGTTCTGAGCCAGCGGGCATCTGGTTCGAGCTTGAGCCGCTTTGGGCGAATGTCGCCATGCAGACCAGGGTTCTCCCAGGCCGGATACACGCCAAGGCCGTTGAAACCGTCGAAACGGCTTGCAGCGATGAATTGATCGACGACGTGCATTCCCTCGACATGGAAATCAGCAGCCATGCCCGGATAGTGGTAAGAGCCATCCGTGTGGCCGGACAGGTCGAGGACGTTGTGCAGGACCACCCGGCGATCTACGAACTCCCTAAACGCATCGAGCAGGAAGACGAGCTCGCGATACACTTTTCGCCAGTCGCCCCAGTTTTCCTCGGGCGTGAAATGACGGACCAGCTTCCAGTCTGCTTCCGTCATATACGGCGTGGGCGCGTTCATGTTGATCACGGGTGCCTCCTAAAACTTGTCCAAGACCGTCCTGGAGAAGATCCGGTCGGTGGTCCTGGCGTCAGTTCGGTATTCGGCCGGCAACGCCGGTTGCGCCTCCGAACTTCCCCAGTTGAGCTTGCCGCTCTGAATCTGCTGCAGGAGCTTGATCGCATTCTGATAACGCTCTGTCACGTTCTCCGGCAGCTTCTGGGAAAAGCGACGGTTGTGGAGCGCCCAGATGGCCAGGTCGATCGAAATCGCGTTGATCAGCTTCGGCACCGGATTCAGCGGAAGCGTCACCGCCCTGGTCGAGAGGACGCCGTTGATGATCGCATCGCCGGTTTCGACGGCCTCGGTCACCAGCGCCGCATCGATCGCACCCGTGCCCGCGTCGTCGGTGAGCTGGATCAGCTCGACTTCGGGCAGGTGCTTTGCGATGTCCTCGCTCGTGCAATACGGCATGGCTTAAAACTCCTGGCGATCCAGAGTCGTGGTCGCTATCTGAGGCCGGAGGTAGATTTTCGGAGTGGAAGTCCCGATGACGAACGTGTGGTATGACCCACTCGCGATGGTGAACGGCCATGCGGTTCCGTCCGGGACCGTGGCGTCGCCCCAGTTCGTGACCCCGCCGACAGACCCGACATTGACAGCCCTGGTGTCTGTAGCCTTCACGGCCAGGAGGACAGCCGCGGACGTGCCCACCGTCTGCGAACCCGTCGCCAGGAATTCGTTGAAAGGCAGCTCCTGGGTCGGCAAAGGGTAGCGAAAACCGGTCCGGTTCTCGGCACCGGCGTTATCGATGCCGTCACGCCACAGCGCAGGATCCTGGGCGGTCGCCTGGACGGCAGGGACGAGGAACATCGCCATGAGGGCGAGAATGCAAATTTTCCGAAACATACGAGAGTTCTCCTTGCGAAAATACTGACAGCGAACAGGCCGTCAGCCCGTTGTCATCACGCCACGACTCTTGCCCGAATGACACATTCGGGGCGGAACAGAATCGGGAGCGGTCGCGATTCGGCCTTGAGCCAATGGACGGAGGGGTCTTTTTCCGTCCACGAATTGGCAAAGAACAACGAAGCGAGCTGCCCCTTGCCGACACCGGCGGGATCGTCAAAATCGACCGTGGGGGCATACAGCTCCGCCGTGGTTTCCGTTGAGACCCCGACGAGAACGAATTCGTTCTCGGGAATCATGTCGTGAGCGGCACCGTCCTTATCTTTGTAGTAGCCGAAGTATTCCTCCATCGCGACCTCGGCCAGATAGGCGATGCGGCCCTTTTCGGCCAGCTGCTGGCCGGCCTGGTATTGCAGCAGATCGCGCAACGACTTGTTGTCGATCAGCGCATCCATGGCGCCAGAGCCGCAGAAGGCGAGGAATGCATCCACGCCGCCGACCGATTTGGCGATCTGCTTTTTCCAGGCGCGAATATCCTTGAGGGGCTTGGATTCGCTGTCGGTCCAGAGCTTTTTCCCGGTCAGCACCGGTTTCTGGTCGTCGGAGAAACCGTAATCGACGAGAAGCGTCCCTTCGGAGTCGATCACCTGACCAAGCAGTGCGCGGACCGCCATGTATTCGCGCGTCCGATCGATCTCGTTGCGCATGTCGGTAAGCTCCCGGTTGATGCGGTTCGCCAGAAGCTCCGGCAGAACGGCATCACCGAATTTCCGAAGTTCGGCCATTTCTTCGGCGGAGATGCTGCGCTTCGGAGCAAAGCGCGGAGCCTCGCACGAAGCACGGGCACGCCGCAGCTTTTTGGTGATCTGGGCAGGTTCGCCCGGTCGCAGATTGCGCAGAATGCGCTCATGACTCGTTTCGATGTCCCACGAAAAATTGGAGCTGAGTTGCTGCAGTTTCCGGCCGAAGACCTTGTCGAGGATGGGAGTTTTCACTGCCTTCATCGCATTGATGGCGGCAGTCAGGTTTGAGGCTTTGAACAGAGCGTTCATGGTGTTCTCCTTACTTCACAAAAATGCCGACGGCGAACAGGTCGGCAGCGCCGTTGTCATCAATGCCGACGAGGGCTTCTTCGTTCACGTCACCGTGGACGAGCAGCAGCGCTTCGACGGTATCGCTACCGTGGGCGTCGATGTCTTCCGCCAGAACCGCTTTAGCAGCCTGGGTGCCGTCGTTGGCCGTATCGCCATACGGTGCGTAGTAGCCGGTATTCGTCACGATTCCCATGACAGTGCCGGCGGCACGGGCGGTCGCATCGGCCGCGAGCGTGCGTTTGACCAGGATAGGCGGGTGACCGCACGTCAAGGTCTTGAGATCGAGAGTGGCTTCACTTGTGCCGAGTAATCCGCTCATGGCTTACTTGCCCTCCGTCTTTCCGGCTGCGCCGGCGTTCACGATCATGTCCACGGCCTTGGCGTCCTCGGAGAAATCCTGAGATTTCGCCGCTTCGGGCTTCGCCATTGCCTTGAACAGCGGGTGAGATGCGAATCCCGAGAGGAAGTCGCGGAACCACTGAGACGCGGTCTGCGTCTTGCCTTCCGAAAACTCGTAGGTCTGGTCCTGGCCGTCGAGTTCCGCCATGAACTCGGCAATGCCGGCTTTTTCCCAGGCGGGAAGGATTTTGCCCTCGGCGATGCCGGTCCTGACGAACGTCTCGATCTCCTGGCGTTTCTGCCGGCGCTGCCCTTCAGAGAACTCCGCGCTTACGCGCTTGTTCTCTTTCGTGAGCCGCTCGACCTCGGCTTCGAGGGCCGTGTTTTTCTTCTGCAGTTTCTCGAGCTCCACGTGGTCTGCCTCCTGAAATTTGAAATCATCGATTGCCTGCGAATACTCGAAGCAATCGTCTTCACGAGATGAGAAGTCCTTGCGCAGCTCCGACTGCGTGAATTTGTGATCCGGCATGCCCTTGATCGCCGGGGGCAGAGCGCCCAGAAACGCGACGTGACCCAGCGTGCCGTCGGAGTAGATGCGGGCCGATCGTTTTTTGAACCAGCCGTCGTTTACGGCGTTGGCGAACTCGGGAACGACCGACTTGAACGAGGCAAACAACTTCGTGCCGACGCGTTTGAGAGCGTCGATCCAGCCGTATGCGGGACCACCGGGAATGTGATTTCCCTTGCCCTCTTCGTCGTGGTCGATGACGATCGGCGCTTCGTGATAATTCGCGGGATCGTAGCTCGCGA